AAACCCTTCCAGCCTGTGCGCCGCCTTGGGTATCCCCTTCATTACGCCACGGCTTCAGTTCAGCCGGGGGGGTCTTGTCCTCGGTACTTACTTCCGCAGGGCCCACTCTCAACTCAGTTCTGGGGGTGGGGGTAGTCCCACCACGGCGAGTTTTACCTTGCTGTTTATTCATGTAGTCACGCAAACTCAAACCTGACTTAGCAAGCTGCTCTTTGGTGACTATGGGGGTCTTGGGGGCAGTGGGTGTAATAGGTGCTTGTGCCCCATCAGAAGACCGAATATCTACGGTATCGTCCTCCGGACCACCCCCACCAAATCCGGTATCGTCCTCCGGACCACCCCCACCAGAGAAACGTTTAACTTTGCCCCCGTGCTTCATACCCCGAAACTTACTAATGTTAGCGTTTGGCATATCCATTACCCCATGTCTAGTGTCCGGCCTGTTAATCTTTTCCCGCAGACGCCCCCCTTTAGCAAACCTTTCACCCATCTTTGATCGCGTCGTCGGCGCATATCCTTCTTTTTTCCGCGTCATATCATCCAGTGCTTCCTGATAGTTACCCGGGCGGGGCTCCGCTACAGGCGTGGGGAACCGCTTCTTAAGCTGTTCAATTTCTTTTCTGGTCATCTCAACGTACTTATCATTGGCCATTTTTGTCACCTGATTCCTTTTGGGGGTATACGTCATTTAGCAGTCCCACGCCCGGAGGCTTTTATTGATGCGACTCTGTGGATCGTTGGCGGTCTTGGTAGAGGTTAGTTTCTTTTTCATGCCCGTCATACGCGCACAAAATGAATTCTTCCGTGACCCACCTTCTGGCTGCGGAGCTTTTAGCCCGGGTTTACCGGGGTTAGCAGCGTTATACGATGCCCTACCCTTGGCGTTTAAACCCCCAGCTTTCGCTTTACCTTCTTTCCGAGTCCACGCTTGTGTCATGCGGCCACCTTCATAGTGGAGTTTACGGGGCTTAGCATCGGGTACAGAACATCGTTACCAAAGTCACTCTTGAACTCATGTATCCCCATGTGCCCTAATTTTATTGTGGGGTCAATCCAAACTTCAAATCCAGCGTCAATAGCACGTTGGCAGAAGAGGAAATCTTCCCCTACATACCCCTCCGGAGTACAAGCGAAGTCAAAAAACGCGTGGAGTGTTTTGGTGGGGTCTGCGTTGTCTTTATGGAGCCACTCAGGGTGCAGTTCAGCCAGCTTGGTAAAGACTCGCTTCTGGATCATCATGAACCCCGTAGCAGCCCGTTTGGCCCTAACCAGCCCCATGTCATCCATGATGACTGCGTTGTCCTTAGAATCTAGTGTCAGGATGTAAACTTTGCCCTCTTTGCGGGCTTCATACGCCCCAGCCACAACACCTTTATCCTGATTCCATACCAGCAACCGTAGGACATCCTCTGGTTCAAAAGTCATGTCAGCGTCGATGAACAACAGGTGTTCACAGTCTGACTTGAGGAATTGCTCGGCGATCATGTTCCTTGCACGGGTCACCACAGAGCAACCACAAACACTATTAACCTGTATGTCAATCCCGTGTTCCAGAACCATCTGTCCTAGCTTCATCAGGGAGATAGCCATCTTCACACTCACCTTATGATCGTAAGCGGGGAGACCAATCATCAGTCTTTTACCTGCTAGATGGAACCCCTTCTCCCGTTGCATAGATCACCCGTAGAAAATTGTCAAACTGAGGTGGTTCGTCATCTGCGCATAGATGCCGTTTTCCGCCAAAATACCCTCACCGGGGATAAGGGTAGAGGTAGTCTGTGGTGCTCCAGAGGTGACAATTGCAGCCGTGTCATAGGACATCATAAACCGCCCACCCGCAGCACTGAATGAGCCTGCGCCCCCCACTATAGTTCTTGAGTTGATGTCTGTGATAGTGAATACGTTGGCGTTTGTTACTGTGACAACGTAGGTTCCGTTGGTAGCAGACACCCCGCTAACCGGTCCGAAAACAATACCAATGCTATTCCCAGTCACCAACCCATGTGATGCACTGGTGACTGTTACAGTGAACGCAGACTGTCCATAGCTAGTAGCAAAGGCGGTAGGGGCTACCAGAACATCCCAAAAGTTAATACTCCCCGCCGTCGAAGCCCCTGTTGCAGCAAACGCTTTCAGCCGGTTGCGCCCCTTCACACAGAACCCAGTTGAGTTTAGGTGGGACGACTTTACGTCATATTGCATATTAGCCCCCTAATTAACCCGCAGCCGGTGCTTGAGTACCATCCGTGTTGGCAACCGCGTATATCACAGTGTATTGCACCGTCCCAACGCCCACCGTACTGGTGACCGGAGTCAGTGTAGCAACAATACCCACATCCACCACACCAATACCAATCCCCTGTGGGGACGCTGCCGAAGTGACACCACACCAGTTAAGCACCTTAGTCGCCGCACCCGTATACAGATTGCGCCCGATAGCCAGAATGTCTTGGGTGGCCCAAAACAAGTCAGCCGTCGTACCATTACCGATGGTCAGGTTAGCCGCAGAGGAAGTTGTGAACGCAACGAGCGTATCCACCTTGATGTCCACCAACTGCGCCCCAGCGGGGAGCACTGCAATCCTAGTGGCTTTGGGGGCAGCTACCGTGGTCCCGTCATAGACAACCTTGGTCGTCTGCGACACGTTGGTGGTGCCAGTATTGCGGAGGGTGCCTACGGTGGTGCCCGTAGTGTTTTTGACAGTACCGAGCAGCCACGGCCCGAGGTGAGTTGCGAAGCCCATTTTGAGTCTCCTTATGCACAAGTATCCATACCGTCAGTGCATTGTCCCCTAGGAGGGCTGGTATGGTGGAAAGTCCTAGACTAACCCTCGTTATACGCTGGTTTTTTATATGCCGCAAGCGGGCGGTATGCTTTTTAGGTCCCCTAATAGAGAAGGGTCACCGAAGTGACCCTTCTCCACTGCTAACTACTTGATTCTTATCAGCTTGCACCTGCTGAACCAAATATGGCAAGCGGATCAGAAACCCCAAACGAGTACCGTTCCCGCGCTTTGTAACGCACGTTGCCCGTATCAAAATCACCATCCATGGAATTGGCCAGCGGGGTGCGGACAAAATGCTTCAGACCGTTGGGTATGTCCGTGGTCAGGAACCAAGCATTCGAGTCTGTCAGGAAGTGGTTCACAACAGAGCCCCCTGAGATAGTACCCATCGACTTCAGCGCGTTGATGTCGTTGTCAGTCGTGCCAACACGAAGTTCCGTATCCAGCAAGCGTTTGGCGACAAACATCAGGCCCGGAGGAATGATCAGCTTACGGGGTCTGGCAGCGATAAGCAGACCACGCTCATCCGACCAACCGGCAATCTGAATAGCCGCCGCCTCAAGGGAGGTTTCATTCAGATCAGCCGCAGTAGCCAACGTGTTGCTGTTCGTACCACCAGAGACCAACGGGTGAGCCGTGGAGCACAAAACAACGCCGTCACCGTAGTTGTACCCGGCAGTGAAAGCGTTATTCAGCACCGCAGCACCCTTAACCTGCTTGGTGTACGCCATAGCACGAGCCAGACCTTTGGTGTAGCGGGCAGAGAGGGAGTCATAGAGGTTGTCCTCAATGGCTTCTTCAGTGACCGAAAACCCAAGCGCGATGGTCTCATGTTGGTAGCGTGCCGTCCAAGTCTCTTGGGCGTTGTCGTAGGCGATTGCAGTGCCCTCGTCCTTCACCGGAGCAGCAGAAAAGCCCGACAGTTTGGTTTCTTCCTCGAAGGAACGCTCAGAAGTCTCAGTTTCGTAGATTTCTTTGTGCTCCTCGCCGTACCTAGCATACTCCAGACCAAACAGAGCATTCAAGCCGGGAAGAAGTTCTTTAAGTAGTTGTGCGCGTGAGATAGCCATTTGTTATTTCTCCTTAGATCGCAAGAGCAACGCGGTAGTGGTGGATGCCTTGGTTCCAAGCTACAAGAACTTCAACAAATGAACCAGCAGCAGTCGCCGTATCAGGAACAATATCAATCACCTTCAACGGCAAGGCAGCGGTGGTTGCAGTGGAGTTCAGCGCCCCTTGGGTGCCATTCCCACTGAGGGCGCTCCCCTTGACGGTCTGATACACAATAGACGCATTACCACCTACCATCACTGCACGAGTGGCTTGACTTGCTGAGGGGGCAGCGTCCGCAGCGGATTGAATTGCTACTTTCATCACCACATCAGGGTCATCCACCACATACGCTAGGATAGCGGAAGCGGAGTCCGGGGTGCCTGCGGTTAGCGCGGGGAAATACTGCGCATAAACACGCTGGGACTGGCTATTAAGGTACGAGCACCCCATAAAAATACCAAGGACGTTGACTGTGGTCGCCGTCAGGGTAGCGTTGTTCACACACCCATTAGCGGACATGACAACCACGTCACCGAAGAAAATTGAGGTGCCATGGGCCGTTGCGATTGGAATTTCCCGGGTAGAACCGGAATATACCTGTCCGCCCAGCAGGTTTACGGGTCTAAACCCATAGCTTGCAGAGATAGTAGGGTAAGGCATTTTTTGACTCCTAGAATTAAGTTATTTAGTTCCACGCCCGAATGTCGTTGACGAACGCTTCTCAGAAAAGAGAGGCATCCGTGCGTCACTCTGGCGCATATAGTTGTTGTCTACAGCTTCCATTTGGGCGTTGGTTTGCTTTGCGTAGTACGCATCGCGCTGCAACATTGTCTCACTAGGAGCCTTGCACAGCACCAGACCACCAATCTCCACATTGTCCTTGAAGCGGGCATTGAGGGAGCCATCCGGTGTGTGTTGCAATTCAGGGTGGTCGCTTGCTTTCACAGGCTCCCAGCCTTCCCGAAACTTTGCAGACGTATTAGTAGGGTCAAATTGACCCAACAGAGAAGTCCGAACCCACCGAAAGACCCACCCTGCTTGCGGAGCAGGGGTAGGAAGCGTTTCTGGCGGCTTCCACGCTTGGGGGCGTTGCGCAATCTCACGAGTACCCATATCACGGGCTAGACGATTATCAGCCATTGTAGTTCTCCAATTTAACGAGCTCTTTAGCATACGCTTCAGGGGTCAGGCCAAACTTCTTGGCAAGAGCAACCTGCGTTTGTGTCAAACGCACTTTTACTGGCGCGGTGCTGCGCGTTACTGGAGCTACAACATTTGCCGACTTGCGCAGGGCAGGGGTTTCCTGTCCCTTCGGTTGCTCAGATTCAGTGCCCTCAAAATGCTCCGGGAACCGTTTCCTTATTGTGGCATTCACTTTCTCATAATAATCGTCACTACGCGGGTCAACACCCGACCGGACTAATTTCCCATGCAGGCCAAGAGCAAGGCTAGTCATTTCCTCATCCACCCCGAACCAAGTATTGTCCTGCCGCCATGCTTCTGCTTTAGGATCAACCTGTTGCTGGGGCGCTTGGGCCTGTGGCTTAGTTTGTACACCATCTGTGGGTTCCTGTAAAGAGGGTTTTATTTGTTGGATTTCCCGCAGCTTCAGCTTTGCGTCAGTGAGCTCCTCCTGCGCGTCAGCAATAGCATCTGCATCCCCCGCTTCATACGCCCTCTTCATGTGCTCCCTTGCCGCAGCGACTTCCCCTGTTGCCGCCTTGGAAATTTCAGTCACAAATATCTGTTCCCCACGCCCAATTCTGCCACGTAAGTCTTTGATTTCTTGGTCTTTACCTTGGGCGTAGTGGATGGCTTCTTCCCGCTCCCTAGTGGCCGTCTCTTTGGCACGGCGCTCGTCGTGCCAAACCTTTTTCATCTGTCCAAGGCGCTTCTTTACCTTGTCTGAGTACTCCTCAAGGTCATCGGCCTCCAATTCCTTCACAATCTCCGCAGGGAGGGCTTGCCGCCCACGGTCTGCGGGGGGCGTGTCATCTATAACCTCAAGCTCCACCTCAACCTCGGAGGAGGCGGCATTCTCTACTTCATCAGGGAACTTAAATTCTTTGTTGTCCGTTGCCATTGTTTTCTCCTAATTTGCACGGCCTAAGCCGCGAGGGTCTTCAACCACACCATCTACCGTGTCGTCGTTGATGATGCGCCACTCAGTGCCGTGAATTTTCAAACGGGTACCTGAATAGGCCCGTACCAGAACAAAATCACCCTTCCTGCACCACGGGCCAGAGGGGAACCGCGTCTTGTCTGAGTACGCATCGGGGCCAAGCTCAGCCACGAAAAGGACAATGGTGCTGTGTTCCTCCACTCGTACTGTACTGTCTGCTTTTAGGATACCGTTCTCGTATACGTCCTCTACGTGAGGAACCATACACAGGATGTGGAACCCTGAAGGTGTTGGTATCTGTCTTGCCTTGTCTCCCACTTCCGTATCACTCATCTGCGTCTGTCTCCAGTCGTTGCGCTAGGTCTAGGATCACTCCCTCTGCGAAGTCAAGACCTTGAATGACCCCACATACTCGCTTGTATTCAGCGATGTCGTTTATAGCCCCCGCTCCAAGAAACGCTTCTAACTCAGCACGCCTGTTCTTCAATTGCGTCTGGATGTAATTCAGGGCGGCGTCGTAGTTCATTGTTGGGTAGTTTTGTTAGTTTTAGGTTGCGCCACTTGTGTCTTATGCTTGGCGATGTCCACCCCGATGCGAACACCCTCTAGCTCCTGCTGCGCTTGGGCTTGGGCTTTACTCTTGGCAATGTCCACCCCGAGTCTGGCTCCATCGTATTCCTGCTTGTTAGTCAGAGCTTGTTCCTTAAGCTTAATCTCATCCGCTCTGGCAGCGGCGTCCATGATGTCTTTCTTGGTTTTGCGTGCAACCTCGGTTTCTTTGATCTGGAGTTCTTTTTGCTGCATCTGAATAAGCGGGTCTTGCTGTTGTTGCGCCGCTTGTTGTTGCGCCGCCTCCCCTTGGTTTTGTTGCAGTAGCTGCTGCGCGGCTTTTGCAATAAGCAAAGAGAGTTGACCCTCCATCTCCGGGGGAAGCGAATTAGTGCCATCTCTTTCAGGCACGGGCGGGAGCGCGGCCCCCAGTTGCTTCTCAATCTCCCCACGGTAAGCAAAGGCAAGATGCTCTGAAATATGCGCTTGTGCGGCGGCTTGCATGGACTGCGCCTGCGGGGTCTGCCCAATCAAGGCGGCAATCTTCGGGTCTCGCATTGCCGCCATATGGGTCTGTATATGCGCCTCATGATTCTGATATATAAACGCTTTAACAGGTTTACCCGTCATTATCGCCATATTCTCCGACACAGGGTCAACGGGCTTCATGTCCTCCGCAATAGGCACGATCTTAGCTGCGTTCTTAACCCCTAATACCTCGATCATCTGCCGGTTCAGGTATGGCAGATCAAAAATCTGCGGACTAGCTTGTGCCATCTGCATCACCGCTTGGTACTGCACCACCTTCTGCGACATGGTTGCCGCGTTAGGGTCAGACACCGGGATGACATTCACTTGGTCGTAATCCGCTTGTTTAGCCTTGCGACTCCCCACCTCCGGCTCATAGCTGTATTCCTTGGGGGTGTTGTCCCGGATGATCCCCGCCAAGAGTTTGAACTCTTGCTTCATCGCGTAGTGGACACGCGCTTGCACCGCAGACATCACTTTTAAAATGCGCTCAAGAATAGCTAAGGTGGTACCCACCGGGGCTTGCGCACTCATATCACTCACATTCAACTCGGCTGTGGCCGCGAACTTCTGCCCGTCTAACACAATCTTGTCCATCAGCATGGAGAGGGTCTGGCTTGGCTCTTTGTATGGTAGGGGCAGGATGTTGTCCCGAATAGCCCCGCTGGGTACGTCCACATCCCGGAACTCCCCCGGGGCGATGGGGGTGTCATCGCCTTTGATCCGCAAGCCCCGGGACTTGAGTCCCCCGGGCAAATTAGACAACGTACCCGCGTCAACAAGCTGACGAAGGAGGGAAGTAGCCGCTTGCGCGTGGCCCCCAATCAGATGGATTAACCCAAAATAGTAGAACCCAAAGCCGGGGATGTACCCGTAGTGGACGAAGTGCTGACGCCGCTGCTTCACCTCATCCCCTTCCTCATAGTTACGATAAATAGCCAGAACCTCCTGCGTACCCTTCTCGATGGTGACCACGTAGGGTAGTGCTATGCCCGTGAACGCCCCATCATCCCCCACATCCTCGTAGCCCTCTAGGTCAAGCTCCACGTGCATCTCAAGAATCTGGAACCTGTTATCCATCGTAGCGTTGAACCCCTGCTCGGTGGCTTTTTGTTTCTCAACCTCATCCATCACTTGGACAGGTTCCCCAAGGTTAACATCCCGGTAGAACCCTGCGTACTGGAGCTTCTTCAACTCGTTCTGGGTCTTGCGCATCCGGTGTGTAATGCGCTCGGCAGCTTCAAGAGTAGACGCACCGTAGGGGACCACAATGTCCTCGGAAGGGATGAACATCGCTATCTGGCGCTTAATGCTCGGGTCGTAGTACACCTTCTTGAACGCATTGCCCGCAAGACATAAGGAGAGCAGCATCCGCTCATGCTCCGGGCGATACTCCTTCATCACCTCGGTTAGCTGGTAGTTCATATCGTCTTGGACGCGGACCGCCGCATCTTTTTTCTCGGTGGTCTCCTTGCCAATAATAGTGGTCTTGACCGGCCCCATCGCAGGGAACACCTCCATGATGGTCTCAGACTGGAACTTAACCGCACTCTCCATCAGGAGGGGGTGTGTTACACCACACGCCCCGGGCCATGGCTCAGAGCGGGTCTCATACTTTAACCCCAATAGCTGCAAACCCTTCACATAGGTGTCAAGCCAATCTTTGCGGCTCTGGAGGTCGGTCTCATAGTCCTCTAGCAGGGTGGTGGATAGCGTCGCCAACTCTGGCCCACTCATATTCTCTGCGAGGTTGTCACCAAAGCCAGCCACCTCATCCCCAAGGCTGATGGTTGCATCCCCCTCCCCTGAGACAATTTCCACCTCAACGTCAGGTTCTTCAACGAGCGCCTCCAATCCTTGAGGGGCTTCGTAGAGTGCTTTAGCTATGTTTGTTGCCACATTACCGCCTTGCTGTGTTTGTCTTGGGGTTATATGTCAACTTGGAGGTGGGGACACCCGTACTCTTGGACGCCCTATCCTTCGCCCTTTCCTCAGCCGTCATCACATCGCGCTTGCGACCCTCCGGGGTCAGTGTTGTCCCATCCGCCATCAAGTGCCCCCGCTGTTGCAGTAACCGGATAGCCACATCCCGGTTCCCAACCTGCGCCGCCAGCCGGTCTATTAGCTGAT